AGGCTGCAGGAAACTGCCCGTAGAACCACAGTCTGCAAACTGCACAGGAAAGGATAGCCAGCACGATGCCACAGCCAAATGCAAGTGCTGTTTCCAGGGTCACCGCGCCAGGTGCGGCAGCAGTACTGGCGACCTTGGCCGATTTCGTCAATCCTGGCACCTATCGCGTGGATGTCTACGCATCGTTCACTGGCGCTGCCCCGGCCGCAGCTGATGCTGCGAACATCAACCTCCGGCTGGGAGGTGCAGTCCTGTGGGCGGTGCCTGTCGACCCAATCCAGAACCAGCAGCAGCTGTTCACGTACATCATCCAGGCGAACGTGCCCAGTACCATCGACCTGGTTACGATTGGCGCAGGAACAGCGGCAGTCGTCTACCAGACCCAGATCGTCGTCACCGAAACCGCATAAGGAGGGCATCATGGGCAAGGGTAACAGTTTCAGCAATGGTCCGGACAAGAAAATCCTGAGCATCAACGATGGGCCGATACCAGTCCTGCATGGCGACATGTGCGCGTGCAGCTGGTGTCTCCAGGGAATCAAGTAGGAGCAGGAGAATACGACATGCCTAGCCCCAATCACACCGGCTACAAGACCGCGACTGGCGTCGGAACGGCCATCGACCTGGGCGCAGGGAGCGCATTCAGCAACCTGAGCCTGGTCCCCACAGCCTACTCGCCCGACACTGTCATGCAGATGGAGGTCAGCCCGGACAACGCAACCTGGACGCCGGTCGGGCGGACCCTGGGGGCCAAGCCGGTAAGCGTGCTTGGATGCCACATCCCCATTCGCTGGATCCGGTACAATGTCATCACCCTGGGCACCGGCACGCCGGGTCCGGGGATCGGTGGCGTCATCTCGGTCGCCTGACGCTATGTGCAGGCTGAGATACCTCTGGCTGGACAGGCGATACCTGCTGGCCAAGCGCAAGGAGAAGGCTGTCATGTGGATGGCATGGCACCTTCCAAAGAAGCTGGTGATGTGGTGCTATTACCGCGTGGCTGCGAATGCCACAACCGGCCAATACGGCAATACAGTGGCGACTGAACTGACGATGATGGACGCCATTCAGCGCTGGGAGGCGTGATGGGCGGACCAGGCAGCGGCAGGGTCAGCAAGAAGCTGCCCGAGGAGCGTATGGGGCATGGCAGCGTCGAGCATGAGGACCCACGCTATCTCAGCACCACTAAGGCCAGGCGCATGCCTGTGCCGCACATCCCTGAGGCTGACCCACGCTGGAAGCCCATCGTCCGGTCATGGTACAACAGCCTCAGGGTCTCCGGCCAGACATCGCTCTGGCAGCCAAGCGACTGGACAACGGCCGTGCTGGCCGCCGACACCTACAATCGCTTCATCCAGACCGGCAACGGCCAGATCTTGGTGACATTCAACAGGATGAGCGAGCGATTGGGCGTGACAGAGATCGACAGGAAGCGCGCGCGGATTGAGCTGACCACCGAAGGAGAAGTGGACCAGGATAAGGCGCGTGCCACACGACAGGTAATCTCGTGGAAGGGTCGTCTTGGATTGGTGATGCCCGATGCTGACGGCTGACGACTACCTCCTGACTGATCCGACGGCAATGGACATTGCTACTAGGGCTGTGCGTGATTACGGTGCGCTCCAGGATGAGTGGGAGTTCGCCGTGCTGCTGGACCTGGTGAAGCAGGCCGGTGTGCGCACGATGATCGAGATTGGCTCGTACACGGGTGGTTCGCTGTGGGCCTGGCGCCAGGTTGTGCCCAACGTCCTGGCCGTGACGATGGAGGCTGCTCCTGGCCAGTTCCATTCGCATGGAGCCAGCATGATCTACGGCGATAGCACCAGCCCTGACGTCCATACCAGGACGGCCCAGCGGCTCGGAGGGACACAGGTGGAATTCATGTTCATCGATGGCGGGCATGACTGGTTTACGGCCAAGTCAGACTTCGAATGGGCAGTATCGCTTGTCGAGCACGGCATCATCGGCCTGCATGACATCAACCTGCACCCACGATTCCCCGGCCCGGAATTCGAGGGTCCACGGCGGCTGTGGAATGAGACCAGGGATCTGTATCCGACATACGAGATCGCAAACAAGGATATGGAAGACCCAGGCGTAGGCATCTACTGGATCCGGTGAGGCATGGCATTCGATCCTAGCGAGGCACGTGACCCGCGCGGTAAGTGGACCAAGCTGGCCCAGGCTATCAAGAAGCTGTCGGAGGCTGATCACACGACCGTCGCCAACGCGATAGGCGAGCTGCCCAAAGGTGGCCATGGCAATCGCACCAGCATCAAGGGTGTGGAGGTTCGCCGGCACCGATCCGGGGCGGTGAACGTCAAGATCGGTGGTGAGTCGCGCCAGTACGCGAGCCATGAGGATGCCGCTCGTGCAGTGATTCGCCGCGAGCACGGCGCTGGAACGTCCGGAACAGGAACAAGACTGACATCCGGCCAGGCTCTGAAGGCACATCACGATTACCTGGCCGGCAAAGGTGGCCGTGATGTATATGGCAATCCGACAACTGACTCGCATAAGATCGCTGAGACGGCGGTACTAGCTCAGCAGGCTAGGAGTACTGGAGGGAGAGAAGAAGCTCTAACCCATGAGAACCGGGCTGCTCAGGAACCTCCGACATATAAGCCTCCAAGGCAGGGAGGGCAACATCCGACGACATCGTACATCCAGGCTACTAGGGATCAGGGTGGTGCCAGGCAGGCTGCACCTGTCTCCTCGGTGCGCGCAAAGCAAGGTGGCAGTGCCGCTAGCCGTGCCTCTTCAATACCATCCGGACTGGCCATCACCATGAGGCAACAACTTCAGGAGCAGATAAAGAAGATTGAGGACCGTGCTGCTCATAGGTCTCAGTCTGCAAGACTCAAGGGTCGTAGTGCCCCGAGCTCTGCGGCCGATCAGAGGGACAGAGAGGCATTGCTGAAACTGTATGAGAAGCTGCGAGAGGTGCAATGACAATACGGCAGCTGATATCTCCGCGTGACCGCATGGTCACGCTACCGGATGGCATTCCCGAGCTAACGCTGGGCTGGGAGGCCATTAACTGGGCGTCCACGTACATCAAGCAGCCGGATGGTGAGAATGCCGGCCAGGCCTGGGAGTTTGTGGAGTCGCAGACAAGGTTCATACTGTGGTGGTACAGCCTGTCTGACAATGCACGGTGGATATACACGCACGGCGTGCGCCGTTTCGCCAAGGGATACGGCAAATCGCCATTCGCTGCGGTGATGGGCCTGATTGAGTTGCTTGCACCAGTACGATTCGCTGGCTGGTGCGACAATGACGGGCTGTGCGTGGGATGTCGGACTCATTCCGGGTGCGACCATGTGGTCGGGCGACGTGTTGGGATGCCGCTCGTCCAGATAGCCGCAACCGCGCATGACCAGGCTAACATCAACACCATGCGAATGGTGCGGGCAATGGTGCCCAAGAAGTCCCGCATACGGGATGACTATGAAGTTGATACCGGCAAGACAGTCTTCCATGTGCCGGGCGGCGGACAGCTGATGATCATCACCAGCAGTCCGACAACTGCCGAAGGCGCACTGGTGACGTTCGGGATCCTAGATCAGACGGAGAGTTTCTACAGTGTCAATGGGGGAATTGATCTTGCAGAGGCTATGGACCGCAATGCGCGGAAGTCAGGCTCTAGGCTGCTTGAGACCAGTAATGCCTGGATACCCGGTAAGGATTCTGTTGCTGAGAGTACGTTCGAGGCTTGGGTCGCGCAGGAAGAGGGCAGGCTCAAGGGTGAGCAGAAGATCCTCTACGATGCCAGGCAGGCTCCGCCGAATGTCGACTGGGAAGATGTAGGCAGCATTCGCAGCGCTGTTGAGTTTGCATATGGCGACGCCTACTGGGTGAACGTTGAGGACATCGTCGAGGCCATCCTTAGTCCGCGCACTCCGCTGGACGTTACCAAGCGCTTCTACCTGAACTGGCCAGAAGCTGCCGAGGATGCCTGGGTCCTGCCGGAGCAATGGCGCGCCATGGCCGCTCCAGCGCACCATCTTCCCGACGGTGCGCCGATTACGCTCGGGTTCGATGGCAGCCGGGTAGATGACGCCACGGCGCTAATCGGCTGCGAGATTCTCACGGGATTCGTGTTCGAGATCGGCATATGGGAGACCAGAGATGCGCGTGGCGGCAGGATCCCCATTCCTATCCACGAGGTTGAGGCTGCACTTGACATGGCATTCGACCGCTGGGACGTCTGGGCGTTCTTCGCCGACGTCAAAGAATGGGAGGAGAGCACCAAGGTTGCCTGGCGCGCCAAGTACATGGAGATCCTGGAGGAGCGTGTCTGGGCCGTGCCTGGCGGCCGGGATCCACAGCCTATCGCCTGGGATATGCGCAGCCACGTGGGCGAGTTCACCGCCGCCTGCGAGATGGTACAGAAGGAGATCGAGAATGGTGCGTATGAGCACGATGGCTCCAGTCTGCTAGGTAAGCACGTCATCAACTCGCGCCGTGCGCCGAATCGCTGGGGTATCAGCATCTCTAAGGAAGCGCCGAAATCTGTGCGCAAGATAGATGGCAATGTTGCCCAGATCATCGCGCGCCATGCGCGGAGACTGGTACTTAGCAGCAAGCCATGGCAGGAGCGCAAGGCCAAGGCTGGCAGGCCAGCCAAGGGTGGACGAGTCTGGAGCTGGAGCTAGATATGATGATCGGCAGGCGTGTCAGCAATTTCAATGAGATCGAGCGTCCGGGTGATTACTATGGCCCGGTGTCGTAGGAGAAGTTGTGATCATAGACCAGCCGGATCTCGCCAAGGTTGCCGGAGCCCTCATCAACACTCACATGCGCGACCAGGCGCGCCTGCGACGGATAGACAAGTACATGCGCAACCGGCCGGATCCGCCATTCGCGCCCAAGGGTGCCAGCACTGAGTATCGCTGGCTCATGGCGCGCTCCAAGCGAAACTTCCTGCCATTGGTAACATCCGTTATCAGCCAGAACCTGCACGTTGATGGTTACCGGCGCTCTGGCGCCACGACGGCCGATATGGCGAAAGCCTCGGTGCCGGAATGGGATGCATTCCGGGCGAACCGTTTCGTCAGCCGGCAGCATGGCGTCCACCGTGCGGTGATGAAGCATGGGATCTCGTACGTTGTCGTCCTGCCTGGATCCATGGCTGTTGGACAGGAGATACAGAATGTTCCGGTGATGCGAGCATGCAGCGCGCGGAGGATGGTGGCGCTGTACACTGATCCGGTGAATGATGAATGGCCGCAGGTTGCCATGGAGCGTCTTGATGTCTATGACCCTGCTGTCGTGGGCAAGCGTCGCATCATCGTCACCATCTATGACGAGCAGAATCGCTATATCCTCACCGGCGTGCCAGGCGAGAACACTGCGCCGTTGCAGCTTGCTGAGGATGGCGACCCGTATCTGGACGGCAAGGCTCCAGTCGCTGCCCACAACATGGGTCTCGTTCCGGTGGTCAGGTTCTTGTATGAGGACGACCTGGACGGCGAGGATGTTGCCGGCGAGGTTGAGCCGCTCATTGCCATCCAGGACCAGATCAACTTCTTCACCTTCAACGAGATGATGACGACCCAGTTCGCTGCCTTTCGCCAGCGCTGGGTGAGCGGGATGGCCTCCGAGGATGAGCAGGGTAGGTCGACCGAGCCATTTCGACCGGGCATCGACCGTCTCTGGGCTAGCGATGATCCTGCTACCAAGTTCGGGGAGTTTGACGTCTCACCGTTGCAGCCCTACATTGACTCGCGTGAGGCAGCTATTCGGCATATGTCCACGGTGTCGCAGGTGCCGCCATATCACCTGCTCGGGCAGATCGCCAACCTGTCCGCAGAAGCACTTGCAGCCGCCAGGGATGGCCTAGACCGCAAGATCGAGGAAGAACAGTCAATGCTCACCGACAGCTGGAGGAACTGCTTCCGGCTGATGTCTAAGGCTGTTGATGACAATGATGGCTGGACAGACATGAATGGCATCGTGGTGTGGCGCGACACCAGTGCCCGGTCCTTCGCCGCCACCGTTGATGGGCTCACCAAGGTTGCCCAGATGCTGGGTGTGCCGGTCGAGGAACTTTGGCGGCGCATACCTGGCGTCACGGCTGATGACATCGAAGCCTGGCTTGAGGCCAAGGCGCGTGCTGAGGCTGAGGCGACCGCCCAGGAGGCGGCCAGGGTTGCCATGGCCGTGCAGACGCAGCAGCTGCTCTCGCCGTATCCACCGCCACAGGGTGGGCAACCGGCTGGCCCAGGCCAGCCAGGCTTGCAAAATGGCGCACAATCGCAGCAGAAGGCTTTGCCAGGCATCCCCGGCGGCCAGGCCCAGCCTCGCAGCCCGGCGACCGCCCGGGGACCGGGAGGTAAGCCACCGCAATGACGACGCCTGCGATTGGGACGGGAAATAGGCTGGCTCAGCCTGGTCGACCCATACCCGTACCTACCCGGACGCTTCCGGCGACCCTGATGTCCGATCCAATCGCATCCAGGACGCTGGTGCTCCCTGGCCAGGTTACGCTGGCCCAGCTTGCCGTCCTGTACCGGCAGAGGCAGATGGCTATCGGCCTGGCGGCCAGCCGGGCGATCTCGGCGCTGTGGGCTCGGCATATCGATCCAGCCCGCATGGCCGACAGCTGGGCCAGCATCCGCGATATCGTGCTGAGTCTGGTGAGACAGTACTTCCAGGCCTCTGCGGCGGACTCTGCTAAGTCGTATGAGCAGATGCGAGTGCTGGCCGATCTTGGACACAGATCGACGGCGATGGCCAGGCTTCCGCAGCGTGAGCTTGAGAGGGTTGTGGACAGCCAGGGCATAGGGCACTTCTTCCAGATGATGCCGACGCTGGAAGATCCCCAGCTTGCTTCGGATGCGGCTGACCTTTCGCTCCAGTCCTCCGGTGCTAGGCTGGCGCTCAAGGGCGGCCGACAGACAATCGTTGATGCCGTTCATGTGGATCCGGAGGCGAATGGCTGGGAGCGTATCATTTCCGGGAATGCCTGCAGCTTCTGCTCCATGCTGGCTGGTCGCGGCGCGGTCTACAAGTCTCAGAAGAGCGCTGACTTCCGCGCGCATGATCATTGCAATTGTACGGCTGCGCCGTTGTTCCAGGGCCAGGAGCTGTTGCAGCAGAGCAGGGAACTGGCCCAGCAGTGGCAGCAGGTGACCAAAGGCAAGGCAGGAGCTAATGCCAGGAAAGCCTGGCAGCAACATTGGGAGAACCAGAATGGCGGCATCGGATCTGACAGCGGAAGCACGCCAGCGTTTGAAGAAAATCGGACAGGCGATGGCGCCCAGCAGCAGCAACGAATCGGACAGCCCTAGGTTCCCTATTAATGGGCGTGGACCTGGACCGGGAACGCTCCAGGCTGCAATAGCAGCCGTAGGTAGGGCGCGTCCGAATACGCCGGAGGAGCGCGCTAAGGTCCGGCGATATATCATTGGCGTAGCCAGAAAGAAAGGATGGTCGTCCGACATTCCGGATACCTGGGCAAGCGACGGCAGCCTGACGACCGGAGGTAGTTAGATGGTCGCCGGTAGGGAGGTAACTCCTCAGGATGTCTCATCTACGGAGCGCCTGATGAAGTACTGGGCCGAGGGTGCTGGAGCGGCCAAGATTCGCTGGGGTGTGCCGGGCGACTTCGATCGTTGCGTCGTCGAGCTTGGCAAGTATGTTGGGCCGGGTGTCGTCAAGGGACTGTGCGCCAACCTGCACAAGAGAGCCACAGGCGGATGGCCGGGCCATGCACCTGGAGTAGAACAGGCGATGTCCGAACAGAAGAAGGGATAGCAATGGCAATCACTAAGACATACCTCGGACAGAACGAGGACGGTACCCCGCACTTCGACTACGTGTCGGACGGGCACGTGCTCGTTACCGGTCCAGTCTACGGGAAGATGACGACCTCGGACGGTACGGAATACGACGTATCCGATCAGGTGATCGAAGTTGCCTCGCCGGAGCACGGCGGTGAACTCGCGCATCTCATCGGCGTTTACCACGAAGAGTACGGACACCCGCATCACGACCCATCGATTCCGTTCGTGCACACCTGCACCGACTCGTGCGGCGTGCTGAAGCGAGAGGACGCCTAAGTCATGGCACTGCTTGGAACTGCAGGACAGAGCCAGGCTCTCAATGCGCAGGATGCCACGGGTACTGGTGCCGGAACAGGCGCTGTCAACCTGATGGCGGCCGTGGCGCTGCATACTGCTACGCCTGGTACAACCGGTACCTCGGAGAATGCTAACTCTGGCTCCTACGCTCGACAGACAACGGCGTGGAGCTCATCGTCGGCGGGATCGGCTAAGACCAACTCGTCGGCGCTGACGTTCTCGACGCTAGGTACCGTTGCTGTTACGCACGTAGCAGGATGGTCGTCAGCTACCTATGGTGCAGGCACCTATGGTATCGGTGCTCCCCTGGGATCGTCTGTCACGGCGGCATCGATTACCGTTGCATCTGGCGCAATCAGCTTTACCGCTAGTTGAGGAGGAGAACGATATGTCTGTTCGCTGGACCTACCCCGTCGGGCCAAGCCTCGGCTTCGCAGACGGGGCCACCGCTTCCACCGCCGCGCTGGTGGACATCACCCCTGGCACCGAGCCGCCGCTGATTCCTCCGATCTGGGAAAAGGGGATGCGGCTGCGGGTCAAGGCGCACGGCTGGTGTACTTCTGGGTCTGCGACTCCGACATTGCAGATTGGCCTATACCTGGCCGCGCCAGCGACGGCGATCGCGTCGGCGCTGGTGCTGGCAATCTCTGGGGCCATGCCGCTGCCTGCATCGGTTACGCAGGGTCCGTGGGAGTTGAACTACGAGGCTGACTGCCGGGCGCTGTCCACGCCTGCGGCGGCTACGGCCGGGCAGCTTGCCGGGCGCGGCCACATCCTGCCGCCCAGCTCGCTGACCGCGTTCGGGACGCCGCAGGCGATTCCCGGCACCTATGCGGGGCGGCTGCTGTCGTTCAACTCGACCCTTCAGCAGAATCTGCTGATCGGCGCCACCTTCTCGGCGATAACAGGAACACCGTCATTGGCGTGCGAGCATCTAACTGCTGAGCTAATCGGATAGGGAGTTCCGTAAATGGCTAATACGCAGGGTTACATCGTCATTAATGACGTGTTCGCCAATGGCCCGAGCCCAGAAGCCAGCGCTTCCGCCTGTGTACTGGCAGCAGACGGTACGCAGGCCAGGTATGCCCTTCAGGTGATTTTTGCCTACGGTGACCCAGTTCAGAAGATTAGGCAGTCGCTGGTGGACAGCCTTCAGTCAGTGTCAGGAATTCCTGATCTTGACGTGAACTTCATTACCGGATGATGAATATGATCACCGGCAGTGTGTCGCTGACCTGCGAGCACATGAACGTCGAACTGGCCGGGTAGCCCTTTCCGGCTTAGGAGGGCGCCCATGGTTGCCACTCTCCGTGCCAGTACGCCTACATACACCAGCGCTGCTAGCGATACCTCTTTCCCGATTGCGATGCCCACTGGGTGGCAGCCCGGTGATGTCGTTTACATCGGGATAGAGAATCGCGGTACCGGTGCGGGTGTTACTACTCCGGCCGGATGGACTGCGGTTGCGCCCGTGTTCAATCCAGTGGGGCAGACCAACACCTGCCAGGTTGTTCTCCGCCGGGTGATGCAGGCCGGTGATGCCGATCCGCTGGCCATCACCGTGGTCTCAGGGCGCATCGCCGCCATCTCCGTGGCGGCGGTGGGCGCTGACACTGCTGCCCCCGAAGACTCGGTCACCCCCTCGGAGGCCGCCCAGTCGGCGGCGACCAACAGCCCGGTGGCGAACTCGGTCACCCCCAACGGGGCCGATGACCTGCTGCTCACGTTCTTCGGCGCGGGCGACCCGACCACGGCGAACGTGGCCATGACGTTCACCGCCCCGGCCGGGATGACATTGGTAGCTCAGGCGAGCACCGCCCAGGTCGGCGCTACTGACGCCGGGCTGATGATCGCCAGCCTGGCGCTTACCAGCAATGCGGCTACGGCTACGCAGACGGCGACTATCACCCCATCATCCGGGGCAGTGGCATGTAATAGCCAGGCTGTCACGCTGGTCGTCAAGTCTGCCGCCGTCGCTGCCGTTGCCGCAGCTACGGCTCAGCCCGCCTGGCTGCCCACCGGCCCGGGAATGCCCGGGGCCGCGCCGTTTACCCAGAACCCGCAGGAACCCGGGCCACCGCCGCCTTCGTATGCGCTGGCGTCCGACTCGCAGCCCGCTGGGTCGTCGTCGTTCCAGAAGACAATCACCCACGACGTGGCACAGGGTGATACGCTGGTGGCGTTTGTTTCTTCTAACAGCCAGGCGACAGCAGGCAACGGGTTCAGCGACTCGGCTGGAAACGACTGGCGACAGGTGGCGCAGGATACCAACCGGTCTCCTAACCTGACCGTGTTTGTGGCGCAGAACGCTCGACCGATGGCCAGCGGAACGGGTACGGTAACGGCAACGTTCGCTGGCACAGCCACGGTCAAAAATATGGTTGTCCGGGGCTGTCCTGGGATGGCTAGCGTGTGCGCCGTGGACCAGTTGGTGATGGCCGATCTGGGCTCGGGCACCACGCCGGGGGTGACTACGCAATCGCTGTACGCACCGGGTGAATGGGCACTGTTGGGCATCACTGATGGCACCGCTGGTGGGGCGCCGTCGAACTGGCTCGGCGGGTTTAGCCCCGGCCCGCCCATAGGTCCCGGCCCGTTCCTGACGGTCCGTGACCGTTTCCCGCAGGGCACATCTCCCTTGGTCGGCACAGCGAACATAGTTGCTTCGACGTGGACAGCCGTCATCATCACCCTGTCCCCGGTGCAGGTGAGTCCGCCACCGCTAATGACGCCTTACCTGCTAGCCGGGTTGCCTGGGTTGCCCGGTATGCCCGGAGGCCCGCCATTCATGTCGTGGCCGCCAATAATCCCTGGTGCCCCTACAGGTGTAGTTACTGCTACTGCGTCGGGTAACCTGAATATCTCTGGTACGGCTATCGGTGCGGCTCCAGTTACGGCTGCAGGCAATCTGGACGTCTCTGGAGTGGCTGCCTGGCAGATATCAGCTGTAGCGGGAAGTATAAGCATATCCGGAACTGGTCCGCCTGGGGCTCTGATCCCTGCCGTATCTGGATCCTTGAACCTTGCCGGGACGTCTGCTGCAGCTGCTCCGATAGCCTTGGCCGGGTCACTAAGTCTTACAGGATCAGCTTTGGCTGTGGCTACGGCTGTCGCTAGTGGCTCGATCAGCCTAGCCGGCACGGGTCCGCCAGGGGATGTTGTTACGGCCGTCTCTGGTTCGCTGAATATCTCTGGCACTTCCGTGGCTGTAGCCAGGGCCACTGCCTCTGGCTCGCTGAGTCTATCCGGAACTGCTACGGCTGTGGCCGTGGCTGTGGCGTCCGGATCACTGGTAATAAACGGAACAGCGGCATGGCAGATATCTGTCGTGGCCGGATCGTTGGCGATAACTGGAACGGTTACCGCCAAGGCTGCAGCTGCAGCAGTGGGGTCGCTGGCAATAAACGGAACGGCAATTGGCCCCGGCAATAATGCAGCCGGATCTTTGTCTATTGTCGGCACTAACATCACGGCACAGGCTGCCGTATCTGCAGCAGGCACCCTTGCTATTGCCGGTGTGGCCACAGCCAGGGTGGCTATACTAGCGTCTGGCATACTGGTTATTACTGGCTCGGCACAGGCAGGTGTTCAGGCGACTGCTATTGCAACTATGGCAATCGTCGGGTCTGTTATGGCAAGGGCTAATGCCGTTGCCTCTGGCTCTCTGTCTATCGTCGGCGTGGCCGCTGCATTTGCCGGTGTGCCAGATTTCCATGTGAAGGCTGTCGTTCTCCTTGATGGATTGTCGGCTATCGTTTCCATTGATGGATTGTCGGCTGGCGTGCAAACCGACATACTTAGTGCGGAGGTTACAGGTGGCTGACGACGGTAGTATTCTGGCATTCCCGCAGAATAACGACATCGTTCTGACCTTCAAGGTCACTGATCCTAGCAATGGGAATGCGCCGTTCGTATTGACCGGGTGTACCTTGACTTTTCTTCGTAAGAAGGGCAAGTATGTGCCTGATACTGATCCGTCTGCCAGATCGTACTCTGTTGTTATCGATCCAGATCAGGTCACGAATCCTGGTAAGGCTACTGTGTCTATACCGGCTGCAGACAATGGCGTCTCTGGAGTTTCGTGGGCGCGTATGGACGTTGTAAAGAGCGGGAAACTGAGGACGGCCAACACATGGGTGATGGAAATAGGAGCAGTCTGAGCATGAAGAAATCAGATTTGGCGGCATACATCCTCTTGTTCGTGGGGCCAGCCGCATCATTTGCCTACCTACTGGCGCATTTCTAGATATTGCGCCGGTAGGCTTTGTCATAAAGGCGCGATCAGCTAAGATTCGCGCTATATCGTAGGAGAGGAACCGATATGTCGCATTCAGCAGCCGGGGAGCCAGCCGGAACGGCAGGCTCCCAGGGCGATGGCGCTGGTCAGCCGCAAGGCGACGGCCAGCGCCAGGACCCAGCTGCCCAGCCTGATGGCGCAACGTCTGGGGCTGCGGATGGCAGCGACGATGGCGGCCAGGAGGACCTGGCCGCTCAGCTGGCGCACTGGAAGGCCCAGGCCAGGAAGCACGAGGCTAGGGCCAAGGACAATGCCAAGGCAGCAGCCG